CTACTTGGTCAGAAGTCATAGACTCTTCAGCTCCTACTTTTGAAAGAAATCCTGAAATAGTTCTCGGTCCGAAAACTTCAGCTTCTTGCTCCATAAGATCTGGTAAATATTGTTGTGCCCAGTCGTTACCTGCGCCTGTAAAATCTAGATAGTTTGTAGATAATGTTTGCTGTCTTGCAGCTGGAACACTATTTAACAAACCACCAGGGTTTGATATTGCCATAATTTTAAATTTTTAAATTGTTATTTTTTGTTTTTAATTTTAAATTTGAAATCAGCAGAGTTATCACCTAAAGCTCTTACAGTTATACCGCCAGCACTTACAGCGCTGTGTGATTGTCTAGGACTCATATCTATGTTTTTAGCATTTTCAACACTATCTTTCATAGCGTCAGCCTGACCTTGTTCGTAAAAGTGTTTAGCGATAGCATCAGCATTCATTGCTGTATAAAGTGATTTGTGGTAACCTTGGGCATCTGACATTTCATTATTTTCATTCAAGAACTTCTTGACAAAATTATTAATGTCTACCTGAGTATCCTTAACCGCTCCAGCGTTGTTTACGTTGTATCTAAATTTCTTATCTCCGACCTCGTATTCAAAACCTTTGAATTTGTCGTTAAAAACCTGCTCGGTTTTATTTAAGAAAGTAGATTTTTGTTTATCTGCTACCTCTTTGTTACTCGCTTCTTCCTTGTTGTATCTATTGAAGAAATCAATTGCTTTTTGTTGGTCATCAGTTAATTTGGACCCAGCTTTAATTTCTTCATAGTATTTGGATTTACTCTCTTCCAATTGAGATTTAGCGTTTGCAACTTGCTCTTTTAACGCTAGTTTTTTTCTACGTATTTCTCTATCGTCGTCTACATCTTCGTCGAACGAGAATTGATCTTCCAAAAGGAAGTTAATTTCTTCTGCATTTAAATGAGGTTTAGTTTGCTTGTAATGCTCATACAGTATGTCTTGGTTGTCCATCTCACTGTAATCTTTATTAAGCTTAACATAGTCGTTTAAATCACCACCAGTCTCATCCATAAAGTCAACTAACTTTTGAATATTCTCTGGTAAAGGCTCACCAGTCTCCATAGATTCTTTTATAGCCTCAGCAGCTTCAACAGCCACTTCCTCAACTTGCTCTACAGTTTCGTTGGTAATTTCCTCTACTACTGGTGTATCTTGTTTTTCCACCTCTTGTGCCTCAGTTTCGGGCTCAACTTCTTCAGCTGGTTTTTCTTCTGGTGGATTGTTTAAATCAACCTTTGTAACTGTTGGTTCAACAGCTTCGGCTGGTTTCTTCATTTTAGCTGCAACCTTAGTAACATTACCTTTTGTTTCGTTACCGTCTGGTTGTTTTGCTTCTTTTTTCTTTACTTTAATTTTGCCAGTTTCGCTATCAGCGATTGGCTCTTCTTTTTCTGCCATAATATAATATAATAATAGTTAATAATTTTACTTAGGACCAAATCCACCTAAACCAAATTCGCCACTCATTATATCATTACCTGAGGACTCAAACTTTTTAGGTGGTTTTTTGTTTAATCTTTGATCAATAAGCTCACTTTGCTGTGATGCTTGCATTTTTGTTCTATCGTCTTTACGATCTTCTTTTCTTGTATCTTTCATATCAACCTCCTTCATGTTCATTTCTTGAAGCTTTATGTTGATCTCAAACTCCATTTGCATGAGTTCTTTTTTAATCTCAGACTCCATTTGCATTTGCTGAGTTTTATTTTGTGACTTAACATTCTCTAATTCAACGTTCAATTGGTGAGCTGCTTGAGCTTTTTGAGTTTCTGCTTCTGCCGCAGCTTTCGAAGCTTCTGCTTGAGACTTACCTTGAGCTTCTGTCATTTGAAGTTCTTGAGCCTGTTTTTCTTCTGCTTTTTTCTTTCTAGTAATCTTAAGCATTTGATTAGCTAGCTTAATATTTCTAATGTTTCTTAAATCAATAGCATCTTCTAAATCTATTGATCCTTGTTGTATAGATGTTTGTATGTTATTTTCTAACAATTGTTTTTCCTCATCATCTGGTGCTAGCTCTAAGAATATACCAAAATCATATAAGTGTAACTCTGCCATCTCTTTTAACGTAGCAACATTGTGAACACCTATAGATTGTATGAAAGCATCTTTTGTTGGAGAATATTCTAGTATGTCAGATATTCTTAAAGATAATGATTCAGCAACTTCTGCTGTTAAGAACATACCACTTTGTAGAATATGTCTAGTGGCTACATTTGAGTTTGCTGCGGCCATTTTTTGTATACCAACTAATGATTTAGCATCTGGTGTAGAGGCATCTCTAGCTTCATTTAAACCAGTTGTATCTCTAATCATTTGTAAATAATAGTTGTAAGTACTAATTAACCCCGCCATTTTATTAGCAGCAGCACTACTATTAGATATTTCCTGTATAGGTGTTTTACCTCCATTTGGATCACCATCTTGAGTTAACGATCTACCAATAACAGAACCTGTTTGGAAGTACATGTTTAACGCTTCTTGTGGATTATAGTTAGTGCCGTTACCTAAATCAATCTCAGCCAAACCGTCTGCATCTAAATAAACACCATCAGGAACCATTCTAGATAATACCTGTTGAAGTTTTAAATGAGTTAACTGTATCATATCAGCAAACCCAGTTATTCTGCTTACGAGTGATTCTATTCGCCCTTCATACATTCTTGGCGCACAAATAGCGTAGTTCATTTTAACTTTAGTATAATCACTTTTAGGACGCATCATATTCCTCGCCATCTCCCATTTAAGTAATTTATCAGTACCAAGGATTAACGCTCCTTCATATAAACACTCGATAGCTCTTTGTAGTTTAGAAAACTTAAAGTCTACATCTACTGGTGGGTTAAACTTATCATCTTTTTTTATTATTTTAGCAGAACCACTAGCTGTTTCTTTAACCTTATAAACTTCGTTCATATAAGTTTTATAGTTAAAGTATAGTACTTGAATTTTGTTATTATCGTTATCACGATTTCTACGGCCCATGTCTCTATAACCACTATTCTTTTTACATATTTCCTCTAAGTCTTCGTGTTCTAAATGTGGAAATTCTTTAACCAACTCGTTGATTGGAATTTCTTTTACCTCGCCAACATAGTATATGTCATCAAAATATGGTGATTCTGTATGCGAATAAACTAAGTTAGCTGGATCAACATAGTCTATAACCACGCCTTCAGACGTATTAAAAGAAGTTTTTACAGCTCCAATGCCTAGTATTGTTAAATCTTGGTAGAACCTTCTTTTTATTAAATCGTAGTTATTGCCTTTAAACAAGACACCTAAAGCTGCCTCCTCAGCTAGCTCAACCGCTTGCTTGTAGTTTAACTGCATGTGTAAAGCTAATTCTTCTTCTGAATCTGGTAACTCTTTTTTTGGTGTTTTTGACAAGTCTATATTTAAACCTTCTTTTGTAGCCGCGTCAAAATCTCTCATCTCCATATCCTCGAGTATCTGCTCCATATAAGCTGTTCGCTTACTAACTCCAGCTTGGTCTTGCGAGTATGCTTTTATATCATATAGTTTTTCTGCAATTCCGTTAACAACTATGTCAACAAACTTAGGGATAATTGGAACTGGTTTCCAATCTAAGTTTAGGTATGACAAATCACCATTTATAGACAATTCATCTTTATATTTTTGGATGGACTGCTCACCTCTAGCATATAATCTTAAGTTATGAAAATTGTTTAATCCTTTGTTATATCTGCTACCATTAGAGCTATTATCAAACCACTCTCGTTCAATAGCACGAGCAACCTTTAAACCGTATTCATAACTAATTTTCTCAGCATCACCAACTACTTGGCTAGGAAAGAAATTATTTGTAGTTCGTCTATTCATCTTATTTTTTAATTATTTTAGACACACCCCCAGTATTTGAATATTTTGAAATATGTATACTTAACGGTTGTTTTTCTATCTTTGCGTTTGGCGCGTATAAATGCCTGTTATTAGCCATAATAGCTAAACCAGAACTTATCGACGCATCGTGCTTTGTTCTTTTGTTTATATCAAACCTACTCCAATCGTTTAACAACTCATTAAAATACAAATCACCGTGACTACCATCTTGCTTCATTCCAACGTGATCCTGTATGTACATCTCAATTGCAGCTGCGTGCGCTTGTTTAATATCTTCAGAAGAGTTAGGTATACCACCGACCTCTTTTTCCGCTACAGATAACTTGTTCCATATTTTATCAGGCCTGTTCATGCTAAACCCTCTATATCCTCTACGTCTTAGATAATACAAGAGACGAGGCTTATTGTTCTCTGCAAGTATAGGCATCCCATAAAATACTAAAGCCATTAAAACATCCTCAAAGAACATCTCTGCTGTTGGTGGTCTTGATAAGTATTCTAAAAAGAAACTGTTTGCTGGAGCGTCTTCCATGCTGAACCTAGTTAAGCCGTGCAAAGCTCCTTTCGATCCAACTCCATCTACTGTACCTGATATATCGTAACTATCACAACCAAAAGCGCCCATGTGCTCGTTGCCAGGGTATTTAATACCGTTTTTAAGTATTATTCTGTTTTGTAACTGCTGAGGTGGAACCCAACTAACTTTAAATCTACCTTTTGGATCTGGATAAAATATTACTTGTGAATCTTTAATGCCACTAACCCATTGGAAATTACCAGTTGTAACACCTAGTGTTCTGGATAACTCTTCGTTGTAATCTATTTGCTCGTATATTTTAATTAGATTAAATATACTTCCTTTAGTCTCGTCCCTAAACGCATGCTCAGTTGTTCTTGGGAACTGACGGTAAAACTCATTCAAAGCGTCTTGGTCATCTTTCAAACCATCAACTTCATTTTGCCAGTTATCTATTACGCCTACATCTATTAATTCACCGTCTGGTGTGAGTCTATCGACGTCAGGAGTAGTAAAGACTGGAACTCCATACTCGTCAATAAATCCTTCGTAGTTCCATTCCATTGGGATAAACAAAGAGTATAAACCAGACTTTGTCTGACCATTTCTATTTCGCTTTGTGACATCTGAGGCATTGTATAATTTTTTAAAGTTTTCTCCACCCTTATCTAAAGCATTTGAGGTTGAGCCCATCATACATTTACCAATAATTCTACTACCTAATCGTAAACATGTTTTTGTAACTCTCCAGTTATTTAAAATATTATCGGGTCTCTCCCATTTACCAGATTCATCGTGAACTAATAAAGCTAGTTTTTCACCATCGTAACTATTGTCTCCAGTGTTTTTCCAGTCAATAGTTGTATCTAAACCCTTAATGTCCTCAAGCTTTTCGTTTGAAGTAATTTTTTTTCTTGTAAACTTACTAGCTGGAACTCTATACGCTAACTCTGACTTTGGTCTATCCATACCATCTTGAATAGGTTTAAAAAAGAAAGGGTAGTTTATTGATATAGGCACAACTTTATCAGTAAACATTTTCTTTGCATCCGCACCGGTTTTAGATAGTATACCGTACCTACTATCACTAGCAAGAGTTGCTAAGTTAACTGTCTCCGCTGACGACATGAAAGAAAATCCAGAACGTCTATTTTTAAGGTAGCACATTCCATAACATCTTTTGTCTGCTTTACAAGCTTCCCAGAATATATAAAACAATCTGTTTGCCTCTCTAAAATCTGGAGCACCTACGTCAATCTTACTCCATTGTAAGTACATGTACTGCGTACCTGTTATCCAGGTTGGTTTACCATTATTTGTGAACCAGAATCCTTCTTCCCTTCTTTTGAATTCTTCATCTATATAATCGTACCATTTTTCTTTACTGCTTTCCGGATAGTTTCTCCAATCGAATATATTTTTAATTCTCTGCAACTCCTTGGGATACTCGAATTTCACCCATTTGTTCTTCGGATCTTTGTATACTTCTTTAGGAGCTTTTGGTAGCGCAATAACTAGTCCTTGTATTTCTATTATTTCACCTATTTGACCGTTGTGAGATAACACTATAATATCGTGTTCTTTATCGTAACCGTATTTCCATTTCTTACCTTTATTAAGTCTACTTATAGTAGTCTTTTTTACAGGTTCAACTGTCTCAACTAAACTTTGCTCGTACATTATTTAGATCTACTTTCTGCGAATCCTTTAAAAGTTTTTTCCTTTGCCTCTTCAGGTGTTTTACCCTCAAGCAAGTTTTCTTCTTCTTCAATTCTGTTAAGTATTTCAAATGCGTCAAATATAGCTAGTTTTTTAGATGCCGCGGCGTTCTTTAGTTTATCAGCTGTTAGATCATCTTCAGAGTTAGTAACAATAGCCTCTTCACCTACTTTTATAAGTTCTTCAACTGCTTTGTGCCCAGCTTGGATTATACGTTTCTTTGTTTCCTTGATGTTCATATTTGATTGTAATAAAATTAGATAAAACTCGATATAGTCTCTCGCCATCAACGATAAACTCATATTCACTACTTGGTCTAAAACCAACTAGATCGTTAACTTTAACTGTACCGTCTGAATATTTGACAATACCTTGTAAAGGTTTTTCAGACTTAGTGTTAAACTTATCTGTAGCCTTCAAAGGTATTACAAAGCAATATCCTTTTGGAGCTATCCACTTGTTTTTTTGTTTGTACAAAAATATTTGATCGTGGTTTATAAAGTACGTATCTTCATTGAAGTACGCTTTACTATTTCTTTCTATGCCCTTAACATCATTCCACCTTCTAAAAACATTGTGGTGCACTATAACTGTATCTCCTGGTTTTATATCTGTATCACCAATTATAGGTGTTGATATTACAATAGCTTCTCTGTTAACATATTGGTGTTGAAATATATCTGTGTTAAGTATTAACTCTCCACCATCTAGTTTTTTAGTATTGTTATATCTTTCTCCTTTTGGCTTTACAACAAAGTTGTAAACACTTTTCATTATAAATCGTGAGCTTCTACTTCTTTGGTTTTAGTATTCCAATTATACTCAGTCTTATTATCAGATTTTGATCTAACAGCTTCCATTAATTCAGCGTCAGACATTTTATCCATATTTTCTTTGATAAAGCTTGTTATTTCTTTTTTCTTATTTTCATCATCTATCTTTGTAAATGGAGACCATCCTTTTTGCTTATATGCCATAATTATTAATATTGTAAGTTATATTCAACAGATACTGCCATGTTTTTATTAAAGTCCTTCCAGGGTAATACGTTTTTACCTTTTTTGATATAGACAGAGAACTTATCGTCTTCTTCTATAATATCGCAGATAGTATGACCACCATACACTTCTTGCCCCACAGCATAATGCATAGCGTCATTCTTATAATCTTTACCGATACTTATTTTACGAATTAATTTAGACACTTTCCACGTGGTTTATAATGCCTGTATTAATATCTATATCGTTAGTACCATATTCTTTTGTTAACTGATTCTGTAAATCGTTTAGATCGTTTTGCTTTACAGTTACATTATGTAGATGAGCGTGTTGAGTTGCCGCTATTCTTCCTAACTCTAAATAAGTTTTGTTTATTTCACTAACAGCCTCTTGTATTTGCTCTAAGTGTTTTTCACTAACTTTTTCAGGCTTAATACCTTTAAGTTCTTTAATTTTTGCGCTTGTGTTTTTTGCCATTTAATTTAATTTAATTTAAGTTGATTTGTTTTTAATACTCTAGTCCAAAATTTAATGCTATTGGATTTTTAATTATAAGCTGCTCTTGATGATCAATTTGTGCGGTAACATTTTTTACTGTCATTAATACATCACTATCTATGGAAACAACTTCCATCTCGACTGTGCCAGTGTGTCCTCCAAGAGTATCTCCAGGTTGAAACACTAATCGAGGATCCGTACCGCTAACTGTAATTTGCACAGGCGCTACAGAGGCCGCTTGATGACCGGACATGTCAAGATCTACATCTGTACCAAAATCAAACGGAGAACCTTGTGCTTCCATAGCTACATATATAGTTTGATAACCATGTGTTGTGGTATTGGCCTCACCTTGAAGCATTATATCTTGTCGAAGTTCACCGGCAGTACCACCAGCAGTAACTATTTTACTTTGAAAAACATTGTAAGCTATTAAATTATCAGCATCATCTGTAGAGCTCATATCAACATGGAGGGCTCCTAATATATTTCTTCTAAAAGCTGCAGCTTGGTTAGCCCCCTGCGAAGCGTGCACTGTACCAAAACTACTTGGCGCGGCACCGTCTATACTTTTAGCAAAGTACAATCTAAAATCAACTCCATTAGCGGCTGCTCCATTTGTACCCATAATAGTCCCACTCACTGATTTTATCACACAACTACCATTGGGTATTAGCATTGGTGTCCAATCAAACAATATATCAGTACCTCCGGTTGCACCATTAAAAAGACTTGTGTCTAAGTCTGGACTAATTGTTGCTAAGTTATATTTACTTATCATAATTTTATTTTTTTACTTTTTCTAGTGATCTACCGCCAAAATAAGCACCGATCACGGTTATTAATACTAATTGAAGTAAATCTACCCACGAGGATTTAACTTCGAAATTTAATGCACCTGCATCTATAAATATCAATAACATGGTGCACACTATTAAGAATATCAATACTAGTGGCCTAACATTTTTACTAAGCCATGAGTCTGACTTCAGATCCGCCTCCCAGCGAGAAGTTATATTCTTCTCCATTTCTATCTCATAATCACTTATAAGCTGCTTGATTTTAAGCTCAGCAGCAAGCTTTTCTTCTTTAGACGTATGTAGGTTATCTATGATACCACCAACACCTTTAACAAGTTCAGTTGCGCCACCAGAAAATATGTTTGATAATATACTCATTATTTATCTGTTCTATCTCTCATGATCTGAGCCTCACGATCAAGAGTTTTTACCGTCTTCTCTAAGCTTTTTCTTTTTTTAGCGCCTTTTTTAGCCGCTCTTTTTTTTACTGCATCTGAATCTGATTGTTTAGCTCCTCCTAAATACCAGTCATCATCCTGCAAATCGTTTTGCTCTATAACTCCAGCTCTCTGATCGTAGTCATTGATTCTTTCTGATCTCACGAAATCAGTTCCAGCATTAGGTCTTATATTTTTGTTTTCGTTTAATCGCTTTTCATCATCTTTCATTTCCGCTAAACCTTCTTTGGCATCTCCACCTTGGTAACCTCTACCGTATATCCAAGTACCATCCTCATTACCGTCTTGATGTTTAATGTTTTGCTCAGGTATTGGACCTTCCATGTGGCCTTTGTTTTTGATTTTCTTTTGTTTAGCTGGTGACTTCGGAGCGGGGCGATATCCCGAGTGTCCACCATCATATACGGTTGTTTTTACCTCAGAACCTGGTCCAGACGCGTTTTCGTTTACAATAGTTGTAAATCCACCATCTTCATCTCTTGGGCCAATTGGGCGTACGTAATCACTTGACATCTTCTTTTTGGTCGTTGTCTTTTTGGTTGCCTTTGGATAAGTGATTCCATTTATTGTTTTTTGCTTAGCTGGAGAGTTTCCAAATCCGCTAAAGCCATTCATTTTAAATGCCATTTTTTATTTTTTATTAGGTTTTCTATTTCTAAGAATATCAGCTTCTTGTTGAAGTTTTTTAACAGTAGCTTTTAACTGTTTTACTCTTTTAATATCTTTAGGGTCTTTTGAACCTTCAAGATCTGGAATATCATTTTCAGTTAAAAAACCAGCTCTGTCTTCTAAATCAACAATTCTTTCTCTGATATCTTTTCCTTCGTAAGTAGCTGTTCCCTCCATTTCACCTTTCATTAAATCTGGATTTTTTTCAGGTGTAGGTCCTTCTTGTTTAGCTGGAGATGCTTCTATCTTTGCTTTTAACTCTTCTGGTAAGTTGTTTTGATCTCCAACTAATTCTTTTTCCATTGGAGACTTCATTTTCATTGCTGCTTCTTTTTTCATTTTCATTGCTGAAGAGTGTCCAGCCGTTCCTTTTATCATACCCATTTTGGCTGGGTTACCTTTCATTTTAAATGCCATGTCTATTTTTATTATTTAATGTTGCTCCCAAGGAAATGACTTATCTCCTTCTGGATACCACTTTCCTTCATACTTTATGTGACCATCAGCTCTTTCAAACTTATCACCGTTCCAAGTAATTTCATCATCAGAGTAACCTAATTTACCAAGCTTCATGTCTGTCATGTGCTTCATCTCGTGCGTAACAACAGATCTTTCTTGTTCACTACCTGGTTCTATATTGTTAGATACATATATAGTGCCATCATTATTAGCTTCACCTAAAATACCTTCGTCTAAATCTTTTC